AAGTGAAGGGCAGAAGGCTCTGTCGAGAGGCAGGGCCTTTTGTTTTTGCGTGAGGCGAGTGTGCCGGAAACGAAAATGCCCGCTTGTGCGGGCATTTGTGTTGTGGCGGAGAGAGGGACCGCTCAAAACGGTCCGGAAAGCCGCGCCAGATATGGCTCCCCATTTGCAAAATAGCCTCTACCCACAAGGCTACCCACAATCAGGCTATGGTCAGCTGGCGACTCATCGCTGAGGGGCGGCTGGGGCTTTTGGCGCTGAAGGCGCTCCTGCGGTTGCCGGAACGTCGTCGAGCTGAAAGCGGTACTCCGTCGTCGCAACAATCGGAGCTGCCTTGCGGTTCGGGCCTTGGACGTATGGGATACAGCGGGTGGTCCGCGCTGCGCCGACTGCCGCCTGATCCAGTTCCTTCGTTCCAGAGGACTTCACGACCTTGACGTCGCTCGCATACCCCTCTTCACTTATATACAGGCGCAGCACCACGTTGCCTTGCTTTCCAAGCGCTCGGGCGGTTTTCGGGTACCAAGGGGCCGGGTTGGTGCACATGACGTTGCCCTCGGGTGTATTAAGCGGTGTATTTGCGACCGACTCCAGCGGCGTGGATGGAGGGGCTGTGGGCTGCAGGTTGTTCACTGGGGTGGGGGTCGTGCAGCCGGCGGCCGCGAGGGCAATCGAAAGCGTGAGGGCCGAAAATGATCTGAAGTACATACGCGCGTAGGGGTTGCGTTTGACCGCTAGGAGATCGATAGCGTGGGAGGGTGGCAGCGTGCCACGAAAACACCGCCTTGGGAACGTTCAGGGGGTGTGGAGCGATGGCACCCCACGAGCAGGGGGCTATTCCCGCGTGCGGGCTTTCTCTTCTAACCACTTGTTGATCTCTTTCTCCAGCCAGGCGCTGCGGTTGGCCGCGAGCGGGAAAGGCTTGGGAAACTGCCCTTTGGCCACCATGCGATAGATGGTGGACTTGCCGAGCGAGACCTTGTCGGCGACCTGGTTGATGTTCAGAGCTTTCATGCTGCAGTTCCTGTGTTGCTGTGTTGCTTGGAAGACGGTGACTCGAACACCCAACACTTCACCGTCTCCGGCCGCTTCGGCTGCGTCAGGTATTCACGGTTGAAGTGCGCATTGATCGCGCTGTTGACAGCGCGGATGTCGACAAACTTGCGCTGGCGCGAGGTCTTGAGCACGCGCTTGAGCTCCGCGATCGGGGGCAGCTCGATGCGGCGTTCGCCGGCGACCTGTTCCATGTGCTGCAGGTTGATGGCGATGAGGCCGTCGCCGCGTGCGTGGTTGAGGATCGGGCGGTCGTCATCGGCCGACTCGATGTACTCGTACACCTCCCAAAACTGCTGGACGTGCTTGTGATCCGCACTGATGGCCTGCTGACGCGCAGCGGCCATGCGGCCCAGCTCGTCCAGGGCGGCAGCGTGCTGCTCGTCGGTCAACGGCAGCACGTGGCGCATGCTGTCGACCATGGCCATGATCTGCGCGTGGTTCTTGGCGATCCGGACGGTCTTGATGTCTGGGCGGGCCATGAGGGCCTGCTCGTGGGCCGACACGCGCGCGGCGAAGGTTTCCAGCACCTTGGCCTCGGCCATGACGGTGGCCAAGAGGAATGCGGACACGTCTTCCACCGGGATGCGCTCGAGCGCCTCGGCGGCGGCGCGGGTGGCTTGGGTCTGCGCGGAGCGGTCGCAGTAGACGTGGACGATCCGTTGCAGGACGGCGTCGCTGGCGCTGACCTCGGCGTTCTGGCTGATGACGATGGCGCCACGGAAGGGCGGCTCGTACGTTTCATTGCCGCCGTTCTTCATGCCGCGCGCGCGGGTGCTGCGTCCGTTGTAGGCAGTCTTCAGCTCGTCCCAATCGAAGCCGCGCTGCTTGGCGCCTTCGTCGCCGCGGTCGCCCTCGATGAGCACGACGGGCAGGTTGGCCACCTGGGCGAAGTTGCGCGCGCGGGCAGCCAGCGATGATTTGCTCGGGTCGAAGCCTTCGTAGTCGCGCCGGCCGCAGAGCTTCCAGAGGAACTCAATCAGCGTGGTCTTGCCGGCGCCGGGCTCGCCCACCAGCTCCAGGAAGGGGTAGCTCTTGTGCTCCTGACGGATCTGTTCTGCGAACAGGCTGCCGAACCAGAACGCCAGCGCAACCAGGCCTTTGGCGCCGAAGGCCTGCCACAGCAGCGGCAGCCAGGCGGTCTGCAGGCTTTTCACGTCGGTGTTGAGCGACAGCGTGGCGGCCTGGCTGATGGTCTTGATGGCCAGCTTGCCGATGTCGAAGAAATCCTCGTCGTTGAGCTGGTAGAGCTTGCCGTCTTTTACGGCCACGTCGCCATAGACGTAGCAGCCGTATTCCTTGGTGTAGCCCACAAAGTCGATGGTCTGCACCGTGGCAATGCGGGCGAGCTGCTTCTCCAGGTATTCGTCGAGCTGCTGGCCGCTGCCGGTGTACATGGCGCCCGGCGCCACGCCCAGGAGCCGCTTCTTGAACTCGCTGCTGCTGGCGATCTGGGCGCTGGTGAAGGTGGCCTTTACGGGCTGACCATCGTGCGGGAACGTCACGCGGAAGTAGTACCAGGACTCATCCGTCTGCGGGCTGGCCTGGTAGTACAGCGCCGTCGGCAGGCAGTTGGCGATGGGCTGCACGATGCAGGCGAGCTGCAGCGCGTGTTCGCGCACTTCGTCTTCCGCCATGTCTTCATGCAGCTCGCGCACGGTGGAGCTTTCACGCTGGAAGGCTTCCAGGTCCAGCTTGAACCAATACAGGCGGTTGCGGTGCTCGAAGGGGAATTTGGCATCGCCCGTGCGGTGGTACATCAGGCGCGCCTTTTCCGACGGCGTGGCAGCGGTGAAGAGGTCGCCCAGGTAGCGGTATTCGTCCAGGTCGCGCTTGGAGAGGCGGTCGCGCAGGTGCAGCTCGTTCCAGTCGAGCTTGGTCTTGCCGGCCTGCTTGGGCAGCGCGGCCGATGCCGACCAGCCATCTTCCCGGGCGCGCTCCAGGTGTTTGAGCGTGTAACGGCGGCCGGCGGCGTCGTTGTCCAGGGCGAACACCAGGTGCGGGCGACGGTGGCCGCCGGCGGCGCATTGCTCGGCCAGTGCGGCCAGGGCGGCGGTCGGGTAGTGCGAGCACGAGAACGTGGCCACAGCGGCCACGTCGTGATGCATCAGGGCGATGGCATCAAAGATGCCTTCCACCAGCCAGAGCTCCTTTGGGGTGGCCGGAAGATTGGGCGGCTGCCACCAGGTCCCCGCGTAGGAGCCATTGAACGTGGCCTTGCGGTCGCCAAAGCGTTCAGGCTGGTCAATGATGCGCTCCCAGTAGCGACCTTCGCCCAGTGGGAAGCGCACGGTAGCGCTGCCGATCTTCAGTTCGTGGCTGTAATAGCTTTCCTGCACATACCAGCCGGCGATGCGCGACAGGTCAAAGCCGCGCGCGTCGCGCAGGTAGGCGTCGGCCGCCGCGTGCGGCGCCTTCGGCGTCTTGACGTAACGGTCGCTCCAGGAAGAGAACAGGTCGGGATACAGCTCTTTGGCGTGGAACTCGGCCGCGCAGTTGTTCAGGTGGTTGCAACGCACCATCCACGGTGCATCTGCAAAGGCCCACAGCGAGCGTTTGCCGCAGGAGGGGCACGTGCCTGCCTCCAGCTTGTTCGATCGTTCCTTGAAGCCGTAATCGCGCACCAGGCGCGAGGTGATGGCAGAGGAGAGGGCTGGGTTCATGCTTCGATGGTGGAACGGGTAACTCAGTCGTCTGTGTCGCCGGCGGCGCGACGCTTGAAGTCGACGGCCGGCGGCGCCGCGCGGCGACGCAGGCGCGGCATCATGGCCGCCGCTGCGGCCACCACAGCGGTGCGCAGCAGCGGCGGCATGGCGTCGTACGGTGTGGTCAGGTGCAGGAAGCCGTGCATCCAGCGCACGTCGTCCTCGGTGATGGCGGGCTTATCCATGCTGGCGCCCCCGCATGAAGAAACCGCACCACACGCCGCGCCCATAGCAGACGGCGAAGAACACCGACGCGGTGAACATGCCGGCCTCGCCGGTAACGTGCGTGAGATACAGCCACGCCGGCTGCCCCAGCAGGCCGACCAGCGCACCCCAACGCTGTGTGTTGGCGCTGTAGTTGAGCAGAGCCACCGATACGAAAGCGGTGAGCAGCATCCAGAGATTGACGAGGGCTAGCATCAGACGACCTCCACCAAGATGCCGTAGGCCATCACGCCAGCGACGACCAGCGCACCCCCGATGCACACCACAGCAAGCCACAACAGCGCACGCGCAAGGCCGTCGAAGCGCTCCGGATGCGCGGCGTAGCCGTTCAACGTCGGGTCGTTCTTGCAACGCCAGGCAAAGAGCAAGCCAACGGCGACTGCCTGCACGGCGAGGGTGGCAAACATGGCAACCAGCTGCAGGACCTTCATGACGACCTCCCTACCAGGCGGGCCGAGCCGGCGCACGCCGCCAGGCCAAGCGCTTCAGCGGTGCGCATGCCGGTCAGGAGAGCGTCTGAGCTCGACGCGGCGATGGTGTGGAACGACAACCGCCGGCCGCCGGCGGCAACGCGGACGAGGTAGGTTTTCATGCTGGCCCCCTCAAGCAATGCCCTGCAGGCTGTTCTGGCGCGCGATCGGCGCGAGCACGCCGATTGGCTGCGTTTGCATGCCCAGCAGCCGGGAGACGTGCTGCAGGTTGGCGTACAGCTCCACCGCAAGCGAAGCCGTGCGGGCGTTGGCCAGCTCTTTGGCCAAGGTGCCGCGATAGCGCAGCGCTGCCAGCCGCTGCGGTACGGTCATGCGGCCGGTCTCCTGCGGGACCAGGCGGCCTTCCAGCACGTCCAGCACCCAGCGGCGAAACGCCTTGGCGCGCTCTGTGCGCGCCAGCATGCCGAGTAGGTAGCAGCCGCGCGGGCTGAAGATGCGGACTTGTTGGCGGCCGCCGGCGGTATCCAGCTCGACGACCTGCGTCATTTCATCTGTGAACTCGTCGACGTTGCGCGCGTAAAGGTCGGCAAGACGGTCGTCGCGGTTGTACCCCAAGGCACCCGCAACTTGCGGGCCCCTTAGCCATGGCGTGTTGTGGATGTCGACCACATCAAAGTCGACGTTCTCGAAGGTCAAGACAGCGTTGGTTTGCATACGGGCCTCACAAAAAATCGGCAAAAAGCCGCCCTCCGGCGTGGGGGAGACACGCCGTCGGACAGGGGAAAAAGGGAGGAAAGAGAGGGGCGGCTACTTGCCGCCGAGCAGATCCATTTGGCGCGTGTCTTGCGCCGTTGGCCGCTTACGGCTCACG